TTAAGTGCCTGTTTTAGGCACTTTTTTATTTTTCGTGTCATATTTTGTGGCATATATGTCACAAAAATATCTGTCGATTTTATCGTCAACGCTGATTCGCTCATCGTCAAAAGTCTGCTGATACACCTGCTTTAGGGTGGCGGTGTTAGACCAGCCACCACGTTGCATAGCATACAGATCAGGGATACCAAGTGCAGCCATGACAGATGCGTTGATATGTCTGAGGTCGTGGAAAGATATGTGATAGCCTTTGGCGGACATGGCTTTGGTAAACCTACCATATATCTGATCTCGGTTAAACGGTATGAGTGGTTCGTTTGGTTTGCGATCTGATGCGCGTACAAGTGCCATGATTGGTTCAGCTAGTGTTAGCTGGCGGTTGGAGGTATACGTCTTAGCACGCTCCTTGTACACAACTTCACGTCCAACAAGCACCATAACTTGGTTTATTGTAAGTACATTATCCTCGATATCACACTTGCGAACACCAAGTATCTCGGAGAGCCTGAGACCGCCCCATACAGCAAGCAGTACCGCGAGCTCTATTTCCGAGCCTATGAATGTACTCAGCACTATATCTGCGGTGGGCAGACGCTTGAACTTTCGGGTTTTCTTCGGAAGTTGTATTTTGGAGAGCCTGATATCGACATCGTGATAGTTTATCACCGCCGTGAAGAAACCGTACATATTATGAACGGTTTTGGGGGACTTGGAAACCGTCAACTCGTTCACCCAGTCCTGCACCAACTGAGGCTTGATCTCGGTGAGCCTGAGCGCATTAAAACGCTCTGTACTGTGTGCCAGATAGCCTTCGTACAAGTGAATAGTCGTGGGGCTGAGCGTGGCTTTGCGTGCCTCTATGTACGTCTGAGCGGCATCGTGGAAAGTGAGCACACTTCCTTCCTCGGCTTCAATGTCAGCGCTGAGCAGATAGTCCTGTGCAGCTCGTTCAGCTTCGCGCTTAGTCGCACGAGTAAAGCTGTGGTATTTGCCGTCGTGCTTATCGTATACTCGTACTCGGTACGCTCCCGAAGGTAGCTTTTTTGCAGTAGCCATTAAATCACCTCATTCTAAGCCCCTGCTCTACGGAGCGGGGTGTTCTTTTTATAGACTAAATTTCCCGACCAAGCTGTCAGAACGTCTTAAACCGCCCTCTCCGTTCGTCTGGTGGCAAATTACAGCACTTTCCCTATCACCTTGCCATAGCAAACGACAGTGTCGAATTCACCAAACGTGATATCATCGTACTTCTCATTCAGCGAAATCAGTCTGTCACCGCCGAACTTCTTCACATATCCACAGCCGTTTACAACAAAAATACCTATCTCGTCTACCTCGACAGTCTCCTGCTTATGCACCAGCAGATAGTCCTCGTTCTTGTATTCGGGCAGCATACTGTCGCCGCTGACTTCCACGATGAAATCTGCCGAACGGTTCAGTGGAGTATCGGGTATGGTGATGATCTTTGACATCTCTTCGGAAAGAAATTCACCTGTGCCTGCGGATACGGGGAGAGTAAAGAGCGTAACTTCTATCATCGGCTGTTCAGACTTTGATCTGCACCGTTCATATTCGACATCAAGTACGCTATCAACAGCTTTTTTACCGTACCCATCGAGGGTGCGGTATTTTGTTATGTGCTCAATTTCTCGATTAGATACCGTTTCTGAAAATATGTCCTTTATATTCATATTTGAATCTCTATATATCTGCGTCCTACGGGCATCATAGATGTTTACGGAATCTTCTAACAGATCATTATCAAATTCAAAGACTTTATCCAATACACTGTCATTTATACGCTCATTACTTCTTCCTATAAGATAGTCGATGGAACAATTAAAAAAATCAGCAAGATTTATAAGCATCTCAGAATTTGGCTCTCTTTTATTATTTTCATACCCACTGTAAGTAGTAGGAGGAATGTTTAACTTATTTGCGACATCTTTTTGAGAAAGTTTTCTTTCCTCTCGTAATTGCTTTAATCTATTGTTAGGCATAATACCACCTCCAAAATTATTATATACTCAAATTGAGTAAAAGTCAATACAAAGCATAACGAAATCTTCAATTTGGAGAGTTGCACAAATTTGATACACTCGAATTGAGTATTTTTTTATCTCATTCCACCTTGACAAAACGCAAAACGAGTTGTATAATATACCTGTACTCAAAACGAGTTACACAAAAACGCAAAACGAGGTGATAAATTTGAACTCATTAATGTATCCGAATATTGAAGCAGAGAGAGTGCGCAGCGGTTTATCTCAGGAAGAACTGATCGAAAAACTTGAATACAAGGAAAGAAAAAGCTACTACAACTGGCTTTCCAGCGGCAATATCCCGACTTCTGTTCTTGTAAAAATGGCAGACATTTTCGACTGCTCAATCGACTATCTTCTCGGAAAGACAAAGAATCCGAACGTCAATCGCTGAGATATACTATCAAACAGAAAGCGAGGAATAAACTTGAACGACATCAAAATCTATGAAAACGCCGAGTTCGGCTCGGTGAGGACACTGGAAGTAAACGGCGAGCCTTATTTTGTGGGCAAGGACGTGGCGGATATCCTCGGGTACCAAAACGGTAGTCGAGATATTAACAGGCACGTCGACACGGAGGACAAAGCTGACGTCGCGATTCACGACGGTAGTCAGAACCGCAACATGACGATCATCAACGAAAGCGGACTTTACAGCCTGATACTTTCAAGCAAACTGCCGAAAGCGAAAGAGTTTAAGCACTGGGTCACAAGTGAAGTACTGCCGAGTATCCGCAAACACGGTGCATATATGACCGATGATGTACTCCACAGGGCGATAACCGAACCCGATTTTCTGATACAGCTTGCAACTGAGTTGAAAGAGGAACAGGAAAAGCGCAGAGCACTTGAAAGCACCGTAGCCGTCCAGAACCAGCAGATAACCGAGTTACAGCCGAAGGCAAGTTACTACGATGTGGTGCTCAACTCAAAAGACCTTCTGTCTATCGGCAAGATAGCAAAGGACTTCGGCAAGTCGGCAGTATGGCTGAACAAGTGGCTTCACGAACATGGCGTACAGTACAAGCAGGGCGAGATATGGCTCTTGTATCAGAAGTACGCAGAACAGGGCTACACCAATACCAAGACTCAGACCTACAACGGCAACGACGGTGCGGTACACACAAAAGTTCACACCTACTGGACGCAAAAAGGCAGACTGTTTATTTATGATCTGCTGAAAGCACACGGTGTTCTGCCGCTGATCGAACGTACCCACTAACCGAAGCAAGAGAGGAGGGATACTCATGAGAAAACCAACACCTTTAATGCTTGCCCGAATCAGAAAAGGGCTGACACAGGCACAGCTCGGGAAGAAACTGGGCGTTAAACAATCGACCATATCAAGTTGGGAGAGAAACATCAACAGCATGACCTTTGGGGACGTGCAGCGTGTCTGCAAGGTGCTGGGGATAACAGACATCAATATTTTTAGAACGGAGGTAAACACATGAGCGACGAAGGCAGAGCCGCATGGGCGATCATCTTGTGGAGCGTGGGCTTTCACGCAGGGGTGTTCATCGCGGCTGGAATGAACAAAGCTGTGGGCTTGACATTGATGATATGCTCAACAGCTATATTGATAGCAGTGCTTTGTGCGGATGCGAAGATACAAACCGAAAAACGCGCCCGCAGGAAGTGGCAGGAATATTCCGAAAAACTTATAATGGAGGCTTTAAAAAATGCTGGATATATCGATAGCCACGCTGATAACGATAGGTGAAGTATTTGTTGCGGCGTTAGCTGCGGTGCTGATAGTGCTTTGTGCACTGAAAACCGAAGAAGAAGTGGAGAACGACGATGACGAACAGGAAGATTAAAGATTACCATAAGAACGTCATACTTTACCAATGCGTGCTAGAAAATTCACGTAATTTGATGAGGATAATGCTTACACTCAATAAGCTGTATCCCAAGACGTTCTATGAAAAGAAAATACATGAATGGCTAGAGGCGTATGCGGTAAACTGCGAGGAAACAAACAGGCTCGAAGAAATTGGTGCTTATGACTACAAAATGGAACAGTGGTGTTCTGAGTATGGCATCGATACAGCATGGTGCGTGAACTTCGTCAAGAGAAACTCCCCAAGCATCAAGGAGCCTATGAACATCGATGTACTTGCGAACAATATCAAGCTGGCACTCGTTCAGACTTGTTCGGAGTTTGGCATCGGGGACAAGCGTCTTGCAGACATCAAAACTGCACTGGAGCAGGAACAGCCAACAGAGCCAGAGAAAGAACTTAAAAAATTACACATTGAGCACGAACCGATGACAGTCGGACAGCTGGACTACAGGAAACTGCTTCCACAGAAGCAGAAGAAGGCAAGCTATACGGATATCAAACGAGGATATGAGGGACTGGCAAAGTTAAAAGCATATCAGGAAGATGTTAGAGGAGGATCACAATGACAAATGAACAGAAATTTCAGGTAGCCGCTATGAACGCCAGCGGCATGAGCATCGACGAGATCGTACTTGATACGAAACTTGACCGTCAGGAAGTTGAAGACCTGGTCAAGGAGCGTAACGACAAGCGGAAGACTATCAGTGAAGCGACTAAGAGGGCAGTGGTCGAATGGTACCAGAGCGGGCATACCGAGAAGGCGTGTGCAAAGAAGTTCGGTATCTCTCCTGCATCGGCACATCGTATCATCGCATCAGGCAAAGAAAAAGAGCCCACCGCAGCGGCAACTGCGACAAGCTCAGTATCGTCAAAAGACGAAAATAGTTTAGCACACACTAATGATAACACAAAGGCACCAGAAAGTCAAGCCCTGCGCGGCGTTGAAGTCATAGGGCTCATGCAGACCATGCTCATAGGCATAGAGGAAAGCTTCGGAGATAATGTCGAAGTGATGTCCCTGAGAGCTGACAGCGACACAGCAAGCATCATGTTCAGGTATGGCGGCACGGCTTACTCGGTACAGTTCGGGCTGGCGTTTTAAGGGGGTACAGAAATGGTAGTCACAAAAAGAAGTATCATGATACCTGTTGACGAGTTACAACCCCACCCCGACAATCCCCGCAAAGATGTGGGCGATGTGACGGAGCTTGCCGACAGTATAAAGGCGAATGGCATTTTTCAGAACCTGACGATACTGCGGGACAAAGACCCCGAGACAGGCAAGCACACGGTCATCATCGGACACCGCAGGCTTGCAGCGGCAAAGCTGGCAGGACTGGAAGAAGTTCCATGCATGGTAGTGGATATGGACGAGAAAGAGCAGATATCCACCATGCTGCTGGAGAATATGCAGAGGTCTGACCTGACGATATACGAGCAGGCGCAGGGTTTCCAGATGATGCTGGACATGGGAGAGACAAAAGCGGATATAGCAGAGAAGACAGGTTTCTCAGAGACAACGGTACGCCACAGGCTGAAACTGTTGGAACTTGACCCCGAAGAGTTTCGCAAGGCAGAAGAACGTCAGCCGAAACTTACTGACTATATCGAGCTTGAAAAGATCACCGACCCCGAGCTGAAAAGCAAAGCGCTGAAGACCATCGGTACATCAAACTTCCAGTGGACTATGGAGTCGTGCAAGCGTCAGCAGCGTGAAAAGAGCCTCAGAGACGAATGGTTGGAGTACATTGACAAACTGTTCGTGAAGGTCGAATGGGACCCTGACCGCGAAGTAGTGAAAACAATCTATTTCACAAAGAAAATGACTGATGAAGACAAGGCTGAACTTGACAAGCTTCAGGATGAAGACCATGACAATGTGCTGGACTACTGGTACAAGGAAGGAAACACATACTGCTATATTCTCGGGAAGAAGCGGGACAAGCCTCTGCCCAAGTATGAAGACGAAAACCGCAGGCGGCTTGAACAGGTACAGCGTGTCAAGGAAGTTGAGGAACAGGCAGGACGGCTGAGAGAAGCGTTCGTGAAGGCATACACTTCTAAGCGCAGAAACTATACTTATGCCCTGCGGATGATGCTCGACATGGGTCTGGACCTGGTGGATACTAACTGGTGCAGGGTTTCCGAACTGCTCGACATAGACGTCCCCGACGATGACGATGAAGATGAAGATCATATCATTCAGGAGTCGGGTGACTTTATCAGCCTGTGTGTAACTGACCCCGACAAAGTGATGCTGGCAGTTACATCATCACTGGTAGAAACAGGCTTCTATACCAGTGTACACGCCTGGGACGGCAGCCATCAAAGAAATGAATACCTTAAAAGGTGGTACAAGTGGCTCGGACTTATGGGCTACAACATAAGCGACGAGGAAAAGGCTCTGCTGGACGGTACACATGAATGCTTTAAGGAGGAAAAATAAATGTCAGTAAAGATCAACACACTTGAATTCGAGAATGTAAAGCGTATAAAGGCAGTACAGCTTGCACCTGCCAAGAACGGTCTGACCGTTATCGGCGGAGACAATGCACAGGGTAAGACCTCAGTGCTGGATGCCATTGCATGGGCTCTGGGCGGCAATAAGTACAAGCCTTCATCACCTATGCGCGAGGGTTCGGTGGTAGAACCTCACCTGAAAGTCACACTGGATAACGGCATAGTGGTAGAACGTTCCGGGAAGAACAGTTCTCTGAAAGTAATTGACCCTATGGGTAACAAGGGCGGTCAGGCTTTGCTGGACGGCTTCATCGAAAGCTTTGCACTCGACCTGCCGAAGTTCATGAACCAGACCACAAAGGAGAAAGCTGATACTCTGCTGAACATCATCGGCGTAGGAGATAAGCTTTACGAGCTGGAACAGCAGGAACAGACACTGTACAACCGCCGCACAGAGATAGGCAGGATAGCCGATCAGAAGGAGAAGTTTGCAAAGGAAATGCCCGTGTATACCAACGTCCCTGCTGAGCCTGTATCCGTATCGGAACTTATCCAGAGCCAGCAGGAGATCATGGCACACAATGCAGAGAACCTACGCAGGCGTCAGCAGCATGAGCACTACAAGAGTCAGCTGGAAGTTGCTGAGACTGCTCTGAAACAGGCACAGGAAAGATATGATGCGGCACTGAACAACTTTAAGCTTGCAAGCGTAGATATCGACACGCTTGTAGATCAGTCCACCGAAGAACTTGAAAAGAATATCGCAGACGTGGAAGAGATCAACAAGAAGGTCAGAGCAAACGCTGACAGACAGACCGCCGAGACAGAAGCCGACGGTTACCGCAAGCAGTACGACGGTCTGACCGAGGATATCGAGAACGTCCGCAAGGAAAAGCGAGAGCTTTTACAGGGTGCCGATCTTCCTCTGGAAGAGCTGACCGTTGAGAGCGGTGAACTTATCTACAAGGGGCAGAAGTGGGACTGCATGAGCGGTGCAGAACAGCTGATAGTCGCTACCTCTATCGTCCGCAAGCTTAATCCCGAGTGTGGCTTTGTCCTCCTGGACAAGCTGGAGCAGATGGACAGCACGACCCTCGAAAGCTTCGGCAAGTGGCTCGAAAGTGAGAACTTGCAGGCTATCGCGACCCGAGTTTCTAAGGGTGATGAATGCTCTATCATAATCGAAGATGGTATGTCACAGGAAAATAAAAAAGTTGAACCTAAAACATGGAAGGCAGGAGAATTCTAAATGAACATCAACACAGGTATTCAGAACAAGCCGATAAAAGCCGTGATTTACGGGCCCGAAGGTATCGGTAAGTCAACATTCGCAAGTAAGTTTCCCGCACCTCTGTTCATTGACACAGAGGGCAGTACATCAAGGCTGAACGTAGCCAGGACTGATCCGCCGTCAAGCCTTGCAATGCTCAGTTCAATGTTAACGGAACTGGCACAGAATAACCACGGATATAAGACCCTTGTACTCGACACCGCGGACTGGGCGGAAAGGCTTTGCATCAAGGCAGTCTGCGATAAGAACAGCAAGACAGGAATAGAGGACTTCGGGTACGGCAAGGGCTTCACATATGTATATGAGGAGATGGGCAGGATCCTCAATCAGCTCACAACTATCTGGGAGCATGGCATGAACATCGTAATAACAGCACACGCTGCTATACGCAAGTTTGAACAGCCCGACGAAATGGGAGCATACGACCGCTGGGAACTGAAGCTGATAAACGCCCCAAAGTGCAATGTCTGCGCTATGTTGAAAGAGTGGGCTGATATGGTCATATTCGCCAACTACAAGACCTTTGCAGTAGCAGTAGACAAGGACGGCAAGAAGCACAAGGCTCAGGGCGGAGAGCGTGTAATGTACACCACACATTCTCCATGCTGGGACGCTAAGAACCGCTTCGACCTTGCACCCGAACTTCCCTTTGACTTCGGGCAGATAGCACACATTTTCGGCAATCAGCTCACAACAGTTTCCGACGTAGAAAACGTTCAGGCGACCGTACTGCCTGTTCAGCAGACAGTTCCTGTACAGCAGAATGCACCTGTTCAGACAGTACAGCCCGAACCACAGGAAGTCCTGACTGACACCGACGGTTTTGAGGACATGGCACCCCGTCAGCTGAATATCCCCGACGGTATACCGAAAGAGCTTGCTGAGCTCATGAAAGCCAACGATGTTGATGAGAGCGATATCCGCCTTGTAGTATCTCAGCGCGGATACTTCACATATGATACTCCGATAACGACATATCCGCTGGACTTCCAGATGGGAGTACTCGTCGGAGCGTGGGCGCAGATATTACCGCTCATCAGAGAAAATCAGGCAATACCATTCACAGTAGGAGGTAAATAATTATGGCAGCATACGATCAGGATTTTTTTGAATACGGCTGGGAAGATATGATAACCGATGAGGGCAGTGAGTGGAAACCTCTGCCCGAAGGCGACTATGAATTCACGGTAACAAAGATAGAACGTGCAAGACACGCAGGATCGGAGAAAATGCCGCCCTGCAACATGGCAAAGGTAACCGTGACAGTCTGGGGCAAAGAGGACAAGGCAGAAATCGTCGAGAACCTGTTCCTCTGCAATAAGATGGAGTGGAAGCTGTCACAGTTCTTCCTTTCTCTCGGACTGAAAAAGCATGGCGAACCTTTGAAAATGAACTGGGCGGCAGCTCAGGGCAAAAAAGGCAAGTGTCACGTATATATCGATACCTACAAAAAGAAAGACGGCGGTGAGGGACAGTCCAACAAGATCAAGAAATTCTATGCATATGATGAGAACGTACAGACACTCAGTCCTCAGACACCGTATAGTCAGCCCCAGCAGTACCAGCAGGCGCCACAGCCTCAGCAGTATCAGTACCCGCAGACTAATCAGTATCAGCAGCCTGCTCAGGGTGGGGGCTGGAAAGCAGGGTCGTTCTGATGAAACTGAGACCATATCAGAATAAGGCGAAAGCCGCAGTGCTGAAAGAGTGGGACGAGGGGAATATCAAGACCCTACTCGTCCTGCCTACGGGCACAGGCAAGACAATAGTATTCGCCAGTATAACGGAGGAATGTGTCCGCAGAGGTGAACGAGTGCTGATACTCGCCCACCGCGGAGAACTACTCGAACAGGCGGCAGACAAGCTGAAAAAGGCTACGGGACTAGGCTGTTCTGTCGAAAAGGCAGAACAAAGCTGTCTCGGGTCATGGTTCAGAGTCGTGGTCGGCTCTGTGCAGACCCTTATGCGTGAGAAAAGACTGTCGGGCTTCTCTCGGGACTATTTCGATGACATCATTATAGATGAAGCACATCATGCAATATCCGACAGCTATCAGACAATACTGAGGCATTTTGACAAAGCACGAGTACTCGGCGTTACAGCTACCCCTGACAGGGGCGATATGAAGAACTTGGGACAGGTATTCGACAGCCTGGCATACGAGTACACCCTGCCGCAGGCTATCAAAGAAGGATACCTCTCTCCTATCAAGGCGGTAACGATACCCTTGCAGCTGGACCTTACAGGCGTGGCTATGCAGTCCGGAGACTTCAAGGCAAGTGATATCGACACAGCCCTTGACCCATACCTGTATCAGATCGCCGACGAAATGAAGAACTACTGTGCAGATCGTAAGACGGTAGTATTCCTGCCATTGGTAAAGACTTCGCAGAAGTTCCGCGACATACTGAATGAGCGTGGATTCAAGGCGGCAGAGGTAAACGGCGAAAGTCCTGACAGGGCTGAGATACTGGAAGACTTCGACAAAGGCAAATACAATGTACTGTGCAACTCCATGTTACTGACAGAAGGTTGGGACTGCCCGTCGGTAGACTGTGTTATCGTCCTGCGCCCCACAAAGGTCAGAGGACTGTACTGCCAGATGGTAGGACGCGGCACAAGGCTCTGCGAGGGCAAGGAAAATCTCTTGCTTATGGACTTTCTTTGGCACACGGAACGTCATGAGCTGTGCAGACCTGCACACCTTATCTGTGAGAGCCTCGAAGTGGCTCAGAAGATGACCGAGAACATGGCAGATAATGCAGGCTGTGCAGTAGACCTTGAAGAAGCCGAAGAAAAGGCTGAAAGTGATGTAGTTGCTCAGCGTGAGGAAGCACTTGCCAAGACACTGAAAGAGATGCGTACCCGCAAGCGCAAGCTGGTAGACCCGTTGCAGTATGAAATGAGCATAGCAGCGGAAGACCTGTCCTCATACGTGCCTGCCTTCGGCTGGGAATGTGCACCGCCGTCTGACAAGCAGAAGAACAGACTTGAAAAGCTGGGTATCTTCCCCGATGAGATAGACAACGCCGGCAAGGCAGCGCTGATACTGGATAGGCTCGAAAAGCGAAGGAATGCAGGGCTGACTACGCCAAAGCAGATACGTTTGCTGGAATCGAAAGGCTTCCTTCACGTAGGAGAGTGGAGCTTTGAACAGGCTAGTTCCATGATATCACGCATAGCCGCTAATAACTGGCGCGTACCCCACGGTGTTGAGCCCAAGTCGTATGTGCCGGAGAACAAAGGAGTATCAGAAGAATGGAATCCCTTTTAAATATACTGAAAAAGATCGACCCCTCGACCCTCGATTATCAGGAGTGGATAAATGTAGGCATGGCGCTGAAGCACGAGGGATTCACGGTGGCTGACTGGGACAGCTGGTCGCAGTCTGACAGCCGATACCATGCAGGAGAATGCGAACAGAAATGGCAGGGCTTCAACGGCTCTGCCGAGCCTGTGACAGCAGGCACTATCATACAGATGGCAAAAGACAGAGGTCTGACCTTTGGCGGCGATTTCCGCGAACTGGACTGGGACAGCGAGATAAGCTATGAAGAGGGCGCACCAACTGTCAATACAGGCGAGGGCATACCCATACATGAGCCTGAAAACTTCGACCCCGTGAACGAGATCGTCACATATCTGGAAACGCTTTTCGAGGCAGGAGATAATGTAGGGTACGTAACCGAAACATGGGAAAGCGAAGATAAAGGCAAACGCAGGTATCTTCCGACGAAGGGCGCTTGTGACCGTACAGCGGGTGAGCTGATACAGCGGCTGAAGTCCTGCGGCGGCGATATCGGTGCAGTTCTGGGCGACTGCAACCCCGAAGCGGGTGCATGGATCCGCTTCAACCCACTGGACGGCAAAGGTGTCAAGAACGAAAACGTCACCGAGTACCGCTATGCTCTGGTAGAATCGGACAGTATGCCCATAGCACAGCAGCACGCAGTCATCAGAGAGCTTGAACTCCCTGTGGCAGTGCTGGTATACAGCGGTGGAAAGAGCCTGCACGCAATCGTCAGGATAGACGCACCGAACTATGATGAATACCGTAAGCGTGTGGACTACCTGTACAAAGTCTGCAAGGAGAACGGTCTGGAGATAGACCGTCAGAACCGCAACCCCTCAAGACTATCGAGACTTCCGGGTGTAGTCCGCGGAGAACACAAGCAGTTTATCGTGGATAGGAATATAGGCAAGTCGGATTTCAACGAGTGGAAAGACTACATCGAGAGCATCAACGATGATCTGCCCGACCCGGAGAGCCTGTCCGCAGAATGGGACGATATGCCCGAACTGGCACAGCCGCTTATCGAAGGAGTGCTCAGGCAAGGACATAAGATGCTGATAGCGGGACCATCTAAGGCGGGCAAGAGTTTCGCACTGATCGAGTTGAGTATAGCTTTGGCTGAGGGTGTGAAGTGGCTGGGCTTCAACTGCGCACAGGGGCGCGTACTGTATGTTAATCTGGAGCTGGACAGAGCTTCCTGCCTGCATCGTTTCAAGGACGTATACACCGCCATGAACTTACAGCCCAAGAACCTCGACAAGCTGGATATATGGAACCTCAGAGGACGCAGTGTGCCGATGGACAAGCTAGCGCCCAAGCTGATACGCAGGGCGAACAAGAAGAACTACATAGCGGTCATAATCGACCCCATATACAAGGTCATCACAGGTGACGAGAACAGTGCCGACCAGATGGCTAAGTTCTGCAATCAGTTCGACCTGATCTGTACCGAACTGGGCACAGCAGTGATCTACTGTCACCATCACAGCAAAGGTTCTCAGGGCGGCAAACGCTCTATGGACAGAGCCAGCGGCTCGGGCGTGTTCGCTCGTGACCCCGATGCATTGCTCGACCTGACGCAGCTGGAAATTACTGACGCTCTCCGCAAACAGCAGGAAGACAAGCAGACCTGCCGCATTGCCGAGAACTGGCTCAGACGCTTCTACATGGAAAACGCTTTCAATCAGCTGGTCTCTCAGGATGACAGGGTAACACCATCACGTATGCTGGACATAGCCCACGGTGCTCTCCATCCAAACAGCTACCGTCTGATGAATGAAGATATCGAGCGTGCAAAGGCGACACTCGGCAATCGTACAGCGTGGCGCATAGAGGGCACTCTGCGAGAGTTCGCAAGCTTCAAGCCCCTCAATTTGTGGTTCGATTATCCCGTGCATATCAGCGATACAGACGGTGTTCTGCAAGATGCGGCATATGAAGGCGAAATAGTACCGTACAAAGAAGCGACAAGGGCGAGGAAAAAGAAAGCGAAAGATGATAAGGTGTCAGCTTTAGACAGCTTTGAAGTAGCATTTTCAGGCGCTGAAAATGATGGGATAGCCGCGATAGATGACATCGCTCAGGACTGCGGGAAAAGTCCCGACTATATCAAGAAGCTGTTTGGAAACGGGAAAAAAGGCGATGCCGAGTATCAGAAACGTTACGAAAAATTTATAGGCGACGACGGCAGAGCCTATTTGAAACGTAGGGACTGACCTTAATTTTTAAGGTCGGTGCGTATAGGGACTAACCTTAATTTTTTAAGGTCGGTGCTGGTGCGCGCACTGACCTTAAATTTATGGTGCGTGCTAGGGACGCACTCACCCTATACTACGTATAGGGGTTTGTCCCTACTGTCCGTAGGTGGGTAGGGGGACTGGGGACTAGGGTACCCCAGTCCCTCCTAACCCGACCCGACGAACAGGACTCCGCGAAATCGAAATCAATGAAAGGAACTGTAAAATTATGGAAACGAAAATATGCCCCTTTAACAACAACCCTTGCATGAAAAAATCATGCGTACTTTTCGACAGTGAGATAGCACAGTGCGAATTCAAAAACCTGACTCAGTATATCGGCGAGTGCTTTAACGAGTTGATACAGAAGATGGAGAAAAAAGATGATGACTGAATTTTTTATGCCCATGATACCGCCGACCGTCACGCACCAGGAGAAGAAGATCCATGTGGTGAACGGCAAGCCCGTGACCTACGAACCGCCTGAGCTGAGAGATGCCAGAGCGAAGCTGATGTCACGCCTGGTAAGGAACCGTCCCGAACAGCCGTACACCACAGGGCTCAGGCTGACGGTCAAGTGGCTGTTCCCGAGAGGTAAGCACAAGGACGGTGAGTACCGTATCACAAAGCCTGATACCGATAATCTGAACAAGCTTCTCAAAGACTGCATGACCGAAGTGGGCTTCTGGAAAGATGATGCGCTGGTAGCTTCGGAGATCTGCGAGAAGTTCTGGGCAGAGACCAGCGGTATCTACGTCAGGATAGAGAAACTGTGATGGATATACGCGATATCAAGAAGAGCCTGAACCGCGAGGTGCTGCATGACGGACAGAAATATCTGTTCGTTGGCTGTATCCTCAGACGGCACAGGAAAGAAAACCGGTTCTACTACGAAGCGGAACTGCACGACCCCCGAAATCTGAACTGGGTAGTGTACTGCCCGCTGAGTGATATTCAGGAGGTAACAACATGAGTAAAAGCAAGCGTCAAGAGTGCTTTGTGAACGGACATTGCTGCTATGACTGTCCCAACTTCGACATTCAGACAGCCGATGAGCGGTATGGATACGGCATCGCTGAGGACATGGGGCTTGAAGAAATCGAGTGCAAAGATTGTTTTTACAATAGCGGCGAATGCAAAGACTGCCTGCTGAAGAACAGCCCTGATTGTCCGAAGTACGAAAAGGAGGTAACAACATGAGCGAAGTCAAGAAATGCCCCTTCTGTGGCGGCAAGTCCCGAGTGCATCTGTATCTCGGCAAGTGGTACGCAAGGTGCAACAAGTGCAAGAGCTATTCGGCTCCATACGATACGGAAGAACAGGCGCGAGAAGCTTGGAATAGGAGGGCTGACCATGACCAACCGTGAAAAACTGATAAAGACAAACATATACGACCTGCTGTGTACGATACAGAAAGCATTATCGGAAGACGGCGGCAAGATATCAGGGCTCTGCGTTATTGAGGATATCGAGAAGAAGCCGAGATCCTGTCCCGAAGGCAGTACCTGTGGTATGTGCATAGCCAACTGGCTCAACCAAGAGACCGACCAGCCGAAGCCACAGTGGCAGGACGCGATGATGAAGAACTTTCTGAGGAGGTAGAGGAATGACGACAGATGAGGTGAAGAAATACTTATGGCAAGCATACGCGCTCAAAGACAAGCTACAGCGCGAGGAACTGAAACTCAAAGAGCTGAGGTCTACTGTTGAATACCGCTCACCTTCGTTTGAGGGTATGGGCGGAAGCGGCAGCGGTGACAAGATGAGCCGTACAATCGAGCGTATCATCGAACGTTCTGAAAGAGTCAATATGCTTGCTTGTGAGTACGCTGCCAAGTTTGAGGAAATAGAGCAGATGATAAAGACCATAGGCAATGACAATCTTGAATGGATTCTGGAGATGCGGTATCTGAACTGCATGAAATGGGATGAGATCGCAGCACGGATAAACTATTCCGAACGACAGGTACTACGTTTGCACGGTATTGCACTCAAAAAAATATCGGAATTTGCAAAAGATGTCACCCAATGTCATTGAATGTCACATTTGAAATGTGTTATTATTATAATAGCCCAAAAGGCTAAGACGGTCATCTACCACAAGTACTGATGACAACGGGGTGAAAAATCCCCGTATGGGAAACTCCGACCCGTGACACGCCCCAATGGTCACGGCTGAGGGATAAGCAGGCGAAGCAGCGTGCCTGTGAGTGAGGTTCGATTCCTCTGTTTCCCCTTTGACCATTTGTTTTGACTCTCCTTTAGATTTCGGCGGTGAGGTTTTCACATACCAAAGCCGCCGAAGCCCCTCAGAGAATCATTGGCAATATACTCCTTGAAAGCGTCCCGACTATGGTTGGGGCGCTTTTTCATACCCACCCGGAGGTGACAGCTACCATGCCAAGTTACGAAGAACGTTCCACCAAGCGACCGGATCAGTACGGTAAACATCGTTCGGTCTTTGAATCCAACAAGAAGAAGATACTCGCGACGCAGAATGTCTGTGGTATCTGCGGGAAGCCCGTGGACAAGTCCTTCAAGTTCCCCCACCCACTGTCACCGAGTATCGATCATATAGTCCCCGTGGACAAGGGTGGTCATCCGTCGGATATGAGCAATCTTCAATTGGCACACCTGTGCTGCAATCGGTTCAAGTCTGACAAGCTGGTTGAAAAGCAAACTTTTGATCAGATTCCTGAAACGATATCGAACCGAGTGCTCCCTTGCCTGATTGACTGGAAAACGGTCTGAGGATATAGGGGGGAGGGAACCCCTTCAGAGGCATGAACGGACTTCAACCGCGCACTGCTCATATATGTTACTGAACTGCGAGAATTTTGTACAGGAGGTAGAAATGACACACGCAGAACATGAAGCAATCAAGCTTACCACTAATACCGGCGTTGAATGGCGACCCATAAATCATGACGGCCTGCACGGTTTATACCTCATCTCCGCAGGCAGAAACGTTTATAGCATCAATAGACACAGAGTTCTTAAAACCAGAAAGTTTAAGAACTGCCCGTCTGAATATATCGAAATGACCCTTGATACGAAAAAGAAGCTGTATCAAATAGATGAGCTTATGCTTAGTACGTTTCCCGAATTGTTCCCAGACACATCAGAAGAAAAATGGAAGGTTATCGAAATCGATGGGGAGAAAACCCAATATGAAGTAAGTGATAGCGGTAAAGTCCGCCGTATTAACAATCATCACATTGTTAAAGCCACACTCAACAGCGCGGGATATCTTCTTATACGGATACGTCATCATGGAAAAACGGTCACTGAATTCTTACATAGGCTTGTGGCTAAGACATTCGTCCCAAATCCATATGGTTTTAACATAGTCAATCATATTGATGAAGACAAGGAGAACGATCGTGCAGATAACCTTGAATGGTGTGATAAGAGCTATAATTTAAAATACAGTTACTACCGAAGAAAGACGGTGAAAGAGTGAAAAAATACGGCATTGAGTTTCTCAGAGCTAAGCTTGCAAGGAAATCTTCCCGCGTAAAGCTGAGATATAACTACTATGACATGAAAACCAAAATGCGCAAGATAAGTGCGCTCATACCGCCTGAATTCCGTACACTGACTTATCCACTCGGCTGGTGTGCAAAAGGCGTTGACAGTCTGGCAGACAGACTGATATATGACGGTTTCGATGACGACCCCTTCGGACTGGAAGAAATATATTCCATGAACAATGCAGATGTCTTATTCGACAGCTCTATACTCTCGGCGTTGATATCAGCGTGCTGCTTTCTTTACATAGATCGTGAGGAAAACGGTTATCCGCGAATAGAGTGCATCGACGGCATGGATGCGACAGGTGTTATAGATCCCGTCACCAATATGCTCACCGAAGGTTATGCCGTGCTGGAACGTAATGAAGAAGGCGAAGCGATACTTGAAGCATATTTCCTTCCTTATCGCACCGAGTACTATGAGAATAACAGCACTGAACCTACTGATGTATTTGAGCATGAGGCTCCTTATCCGCTGCTGGTGCCCGTCATCAACAGACCTGATGCAAGACGCCCCTTTGGTCATTCACGTATCAGCCGCGCGTGCATGGGCATAGTACAGAGTGCTATGAGGACAATGCTGAGAACGGAAGTTGGTGCAGAATTCTTCTCAGTTCCGCAGAAATACGTCGTGGGTATATCTCAGGATGCTGAGTTCAATAATCGTAAAGCTACACTGTCCTCGTTCCTGAAATTCACAAAGGACGAAGATGGCGACCATCCTGTTCTCGGACAATTCCAGCAGCAGAGCATGGCACCTCATCTGGATCACATGAAGATGCTGGCATCGATGTTCGCTAGTGAGACACACTTGACGTTAGAAGATCTTGGCTTTAACACAGGTAATCCTGCAAGCTATGAGGCAATATGTGCGAGCCACGAACAGCTGAGGCTCACAGCAAGGAAGGCACAGCGAACATTCGGCGTGGGCTTCTTGAATGCCGGATATCTGGCAGCGTGTCTGCGTGATGAAATGACATATGACCGCACAGCTTTTGCAGGCACAAAGGTTGCATGGGCGCCAATATTCGAGCCTGATGCAAGTCAGCTCTCAAACATAGGTGATGCAGCCAACAAGATACAGCAGTCCTTCCCTGACTACTTTGACGAGAAGAAGCTGCACAAAGTGACAGGTCTGTAAGGTGGTGACTGTATGGCTGAGGATATCGGCATAGAACTCCACGACAAAATCAAGCAGGCTTTCGATGCTAGATGTGGAAAGGACAGCACTCTCTCCCACATCAAGCGCAAGATCGAGGACGGCACTGCTACGATGGAAGATACTTCTGTGTACGCTCGCCGTCTGGGTGAGCTCCTGCGGAAGTCCATCGAGAGCACGACCAAGCCCGACGATCTGCCCGGTGAAAAGATGTACTATAACATCGCCCAGTCGATATTAGAACCGCTCCTGCGGGATAACTACGAAGATGTGAACGGCATCTGCGCAGAAGTCCAGCGGGCACTCGATGCGAAGAAGGGTATCGGGCTGAAACCTCAAAAGGCGGACTTTCCCGCCGAACGTGTCAAGGCTGCCATCAATGGTGCAGTGGTCAAGGATACCGCCGAACACGCCATACAGGTGCTTGGACGTACTGCCGAGAACATCACAGGCAGTTTCCAGACGGACTACATCAAGAAAAATGCAGAGTTCCGAGGTAAAGCGGGTCTGACCTGCTACATCGAGAGAAAAGACGGTCACAATTGCTGTGACTGGTGCGCAGGGCTTGCAGGTCGGTACAGATACCCCGATGAAGTGCCGAAAGATGTGTACAGACGACATGATAACTGCACCTGCGATGTGTCGTATGTGAGCGAAAAGGGGCGGCAGAATGTACACACACATCAGTGGAACTGGGACAAGAAAAAGAACCAAGAATATCTCAGACAGCTTGATGCTGAGAAAAAAGCCAAACGTGCTGAATACAAGGCAAACGGCAAGAAATTACAGAAAGTGCGGTTCAAGCCAAGCGAGAGTGCAGCCCGCCGAGAACGGATAGAGTATGCGGCTGGTCTGCCTAAGCCGATGAAGCTGACTAAGGCAGAGGCGATTGCGAAAGAGTCCGAGATTTTGGCTCAAAGACGGTTGACTTATGATAGAAAACGTGGTATAATATATTACAGAAAAGGGAAATCACATCGTCGGCTATCAAGTGAAGGACGACAAATAATTGATAAGCCGACATACAACAAAATTGTCAATCCCGCAATTAAAAGAGGTGCAGATATACGTCTTGCGGATGAAGTTTGGACAAAACACCTTGAAGAAGAAAAAAGTCGAGCTGTAACAATAGGCGATGTTATTTATTTTAGACCAGATGCTACAGTTTCTGATGTTTTGGAAGAGGTTCATCACTTCTACCAAAATCGTAATGGGCTAAATGCTCAATATGGTGTTGTTCAACGAACAGTAATGAATGAAATAGATGCCAAAAAGTATCTTTTAACTATGACCGAAAAATATCATATTCCACCCGATGAGGTATATGAAACCGAGTTTTGGTTAAAAGAATACATCAAGCAAATGGAAGAAATGAAAAAGCGAGGTGAGTGGAATGAGTAAAATAGTAAAACAACTTCCGTGTGATAAATATTCCGTACTTATTCTCGATTCAACTCCACCAACTTCGTGGAACAGCAATATTGTAATCATTGATGGCATAACATATGAAGCTGAAATTGTATATGATTTGCAGAATGCACTTGCTGTTAAAGCAAAAGAAACTTTTATAGGCAAAACAATAGAGTATAAAACCGCTTAACTCAGTTAGGCGGTTTTTTCATACCCAAAAGGAGTGATAATGCATGGAAAAAGAACCACACCAGATACGTGAAGAATATCTGGAATACTTAAATACAAGAATCAAAGACATTAAGGAGCTTGTCGATGAAACGTTGCTCACAGCAAACGAATCCAAGCTTCTTGCCCAGCTCGACTATCTGATGCATGAACGCTACAAGGTAGAATTAGCTTTAGCAAGGGAGATATAATCTATGTCAAAATCACCCGAACCGACCTCAAAGCCACCTCCTGCGGTGGACGAAGAAATAACCGCTATGTTAGATATTATTGAACGTAACACAAGCGGGTTCATAGACGACTAGCATTTGCTAAGGACTTAAATGTCCTTACCAAGTGCTTTTTTTATACCTATAAGGGGGAATATCATGGCACAGCCAAGAGCAAGACCTAACCTGCGCCCGGATCACAACGGCACACAGAGGGCACAGTTCGAGTCGAACAAGAAGAAAATATATGCTACGCAGGAGATATGTGGTATATGCGGCAAACCCGTTGACTTCGGGTTCAAGTTTCCGCATCCGCTGAGTCCATGCATAGATCATATAATACCCGTGTCAAAAGGTGGTCACCCATCGGATATAGCAAATATGCAGCTTGCTCATATGTGCTGCAACAGGCAGAAATCCGATAAACTGACCGAGAAAAAATCTTTTGAAACAGGTAACGAGCTGGTATCGAACCGTCTGTTGCCGCACACATTTGACTGGAAGAATATCTGAAAGGAGACGTCTGAATGAGCGATAAACGCTTGGGCAGACAAACTCCTACTATATCAGCTGTTCTTCCGTATACTGAGTCAAAGGGTGCGGAAGCTGTTGAGATCTATGACCGTTCGGGACGTACCGCACAGCCCTGGCAGCAGCTCATGATGGAAGACATCATGGCTGTAAACGAGGACGGACTATGGGTGCATATGAAGTACGGCTGGTCTATACCTCGCCGAAATGGTAAGTCTGAAATACTGATAATGCGTGCAATGTGGAGCGTATCACATGGGCGTAGAGTGTTGTACACAGCACACCGCACAACTACCTCACACAATGCATGGGAAAAGGTCATCGAAAGGCTGAGCAAGGCAGGGTATATCGAAGGCACTGACTTCAAGACCACCAAGCAGTTCGGACTTGAACGAATCGAATGGCTGACAGGCGACGGCGTAATAAACTTCCGAACCAGATCCAGCAAAGGCGGTCTGGGTGAAGGCTATGACGATCTTATTATCGATGAAGCGCAGGAATATACCTCTGACCAGGAAAGCGCTCTGAAATATGTTGTCACAGACAGCCAGAATCCGCAGACACTCATGTGCGGTACTCCGCCGACAGTAGTTTCTTCAGGTACGGTCTTCCTGAATTACCGCAAGGATTGTCTCAGTGGTCAGGCAGAGGACTGTGGCTGGGCTGAATGGTCTGTACCGGCACTGACAGATGCACATGATCCTGAGCTGTGGTATGAAACGAACCCATCACTTGGATATATACTGTCTGAGAGAACAATACGTTCCGAGCTTGGCGACGATCAGGTAGACGATAATATACAACGTCTGGGACTGTGGCTGCGGTACAATCAGAAATCAGCCATTACCAAAGAGGAATGGCTGGAATACAAGCTTGATGCAGCGCCTACACTTGCAGACAATGCTAAACTGTATTTCGGCATTAAATACTCAAAGGCTGGCAGTGTCTCACTTGCTGTGGCAGCCAAGACCGCAGACGACAAGATCTTCTTTGAAGCAATCGACTGCCGTTCTGCTCGTGATGGCAGTGAGTGGCTGATAAGCTATCTGAGAAATCAGAACGCAGCACTCGCAGTCATAGACGGAGCAGGAAGTCAGCAGTTACTTGCTGATGATATGAAGAACGCGGAACTGAAATGCAAAGCTCTGCTGCCGAAAGTCGCTGAGATCGTGGCGGCAAATGCTATGTTCGAGCAGAAATTGTTCGAGGGAATGCTTTGTCACATGGGACAACCCGCGCTCACTCAGGCAGCTTCAAACTCGGAGCACCGTGCAATAGGCACTAACGGCGGGTATGGCTATACAGCGATACTCGAAGGTGTTGATATCTCCCTGCTGGAAGCGGCATCACTTGCAGTGTGGTCATGCATTGCAAACTCAAAAGACCGCAAACCACAGGAGATCACATATTGACCCGACTACGGGGGAAATAACGGGGAAATGCTTCCCTATTAAAGAAAGTAGGAATTTGTATGTCAGAAGAATTTAAGGTAATCGAAACACAGGAAGAGCTCGATGCTGTCATCAAGGACAGACTTGCTCGCAACACAAGAACAGTGACAGATGCTGTCACAAAAAAGTATGAAGGCTATATATCACCCGATGAAGCAAAGAAAACAGCTGATGAGCTTGCAACGCTGACCAAAGAACTGGAAGCGAACAAAGCAACAATAGCTGAACTCACTGCCAAGAACAGCGCATACGAGACCAACTCGGTAAAAATGAAGATAGCGCAGGAATATGGACTGCCGGCAGAGCTTGCTGAAAGGCTGAACGGCGACACAGAGGAAGATCTGAAAAAGGATGCAGAATCTCTGTCATTGCTCATCAAGCCCGTACACAAGCCCAGACGTCACAGCCCGGAAGGCGGCGATGAAATGTCGGGCGTTGAAAAAGCTTTCTTTAAGAAAAATCCCAATCTCAGGAAGGAGTAATATTTTATGGCACATGAACTTCAGGAAAGATATTCAGAACTGGTACTTGCAAAGCTTCGTGATGAACTTGTACTTTCGGACGGCTTTGTATTCAACAATGACTATGAGGGCGACCCCACTGCGGGTGCAGTAAAGATCCCTCAGCGCGACACAGAAGTTGCTGTGAGCGATTATGACAAGGCAAACGGCATATCTGCCACTTCGGGCTCTACCGGCTATGTAACCATGCCTATCAGCAAGGACAAGGCTGTTAATGAGATCATTGACGGCTACGATGCAGAAGGCGTGCCCGATGATCTTGTAGCTGACAGACTTGACAGTGCCGGCTATTCTATGGCTGCTCAGGTGGACACAGACGGCGGTGCAGCTCTTCTTTCGGGCGGTACTGTTACCAATGTGGCTGAGCTCACAAAGGATAACATATATGCAACTATCGTTGATATAAGAAGAGATATGTCAAAGGCTAAGGTTCCTAACGACGGCAGACGTTTCCTGCTGGTTACACCCGATGCTTTTGCACTGATACTCAAGTCCCCCGAATTCATTTCGGCTTCCGATCTTGGTGACAGTGTCAAGCAGAACGGCATTCTCGGTAAGATAGCAGGCTTCCTTGTAAAGGAGTGGAATGATACCACAGCCAACCTCGCAATGATCGCAGGACACCCCAGATTCGCTACAAGAGTGCTTGAATTCAGCGTTCCCGTACACATCGAGGATCTTAACGGTTCAGGCAAGTATATCGGTGCAAGCGCTGTACAGGGACGTTATGTTTATGACCATAAGGTTCTCAGAAGCGTGGCTGTACGCTGTGTATACACACCCGGCAGCCTTACCGCATCACTTGCAAAGGCAACAGGCGAAGGCAGTACCGGCAAAACTGTTGTTACTGTTACAGTAGGCAACACAGGCACTACTTACGCATATAAAGTAAATCCTACAGCGCGTGCAACTTTCGATGAGACTGCAACTGCTTATGCAGGTACATCTCTCACTTCGGGCACAACAGCTATCGAAGTATCCGCAGGTGATGTTATCGAGGTCGTTAACCTGAGCAGCAGCAAGGTAAAGGCAGTAACTTACCTTACTGTTACCTCTGACGATATAGCATAAGCTATGGGCGCAGATTACGCAGCAGTAAGCGATATCACAGCTCTTGGTGTAACACTTACACCTCAGCAGGAAGATGCAGCGGAGGTACTGATAACTCAGTCCTCCGCAAAGCTGCGGCTTACTGCGAAGAAATATGGAAAAGACATCGATACACTTATCGCAGCAGATGATGATTTCGGCATTGCTGTAAAAAATGTTGTAGTGCAGTCGGTAATACGCGCACTGAACAGCATAGCCGATGATAGCCCTGCAGCAGTTCAGGCAACACAGTCAGCACTGGGATACAGTGCTTCGATGACATATCTTAATGCTGGACAATCTCTGTACTTCCTGCGTAATGAGTTGAAAGACCTGGGCTTGATGCAGCAGACCTACGGCGCACTGGAGGTGTACGACTAATGGGGATACATGGGATACCGATTGAACTAGCTGTCAAGGTACAGACAGGCACTGACAGCTTCAATCGCCCTGTCTATAATACCGAATGGGTGACTGTGGACAATGTCCTCATAGGTCAGCCTAGCACCGAAGAGATAACCGACGAGCTGAACCTCTCGGGGAAACGTCTGGACTATCTTCTTGGGATACCTAAAGGCGATACACACGACTGGGAGGACACTCAGGTGCGTTTCTGGGGACAGGTGTATGAAACCATAGGAGCACCAACGCAGGGCATCGAGGATATGATCCCTCTCAGCTGGAACAAGAAAGTCAAGGTGATGAGATATGAGCAAAGTTAAGGTCGAAGCGAATCTCGCGGGATACAGCGAACTCAGAAACTCTCCCGAAATTGTCAGTATGATGCAGAGTATTGCAGATACTGCCCTTGCCCAGCTTGGGGACGGTTATACCAGCGAGGTACAGCACTACACAGGCGGTTCTCTCCCGGGCAAAGCGGTGGTCAAGGTCTACGCCGAAACCGCATCGGCACGCAGAGCGAACTACCGTGATAATACTATCATGAAGGCGGTGTTCGGAAGTGGCTAAGACGATCGAGAGCATACTTATAGGATATCTCAACAGCAAAGGCTATACAGCCTACGGTGAAGAACCCGAAAAACCGCCGCGGGAATATCTGGTAGTCGGGAAAGTCGGAAGCAGACACACAAACCACATAGACGGCGCTGTAATAACAATACGCTCATACTCGGGTAGCATGGAACAAGCGGCAGAACTTAACAAGCATATCAAACGAATTATGCTATACGACCTGCCGGAACTCAGCGACATCGTGGGCGTTTACCTCAACAGCGATTACCCACAGGCAGAAACCGACACCAGAAGATACCGCTATCAGGCGGTATATGACATTACGTACTATGAAGATTATGAGGAGTGATATATATGGCAAACAATAACGCAGGACAGGTAACAGCCGGCAAGCCCAAGCTTGGCGGTTCCGTTTTCAGAGCGCCCCTTACAGCTACCCTGCCTACCGATGCAGTGACAGCACTTGCAGTCGATTTCGTTAACCAGGGCTACTGCTCGGATGAGGGCTTCAAGAATAACATGGGCATCACTACTGAGAACGTCAAGGCATGGGGCGGAGATGTGGTGCTGACCACTCAGACAGAAAAGACCGACACATTCACAGTGACCCTCATCGAGACCATGAATGCTGATGTACTCAAGACCGTATTTGGTGAGAGCAGAATAAGCGGTACACTTGAAAGCGGTCTGGCTGTACAGGTCAACAGCGAGGAGCAGGTCGAGAGCGTTTGGGTGTGTGACATGGTACTCAAAGGCAATATCGCAAAGCGTGTGGTCATCCCCTACGGTAAGATCACTGCTATCGGCGAAGTAACATACAACGACAGCGGTGCTGTAGGCTATGCGCTGACTATCTCCGCAAGACCCGATGCAAGCGGTAACACCCACTATGAGTATCTGAAAGCGCCTACCGTGCCTGATACTACACTGTCCGCCCTGAGCATCACAGGCTGTACACTGTCGCCTACATTCGCAGCAGGCACAACCAGCTATACAACGACTACCACCTCTGCAACTAACGTTATCACCGCAACTGCAACCGATAACGAAGCGACTGTTGTTATCAAGAACGGCACAACTACCGTAACAAGCGGCAACGCTGCTACATGGTCGGCAGGGAGCAACACAGTGACCGTCACAGTCACAAACGGCAACGCTACAAAGACCTACACTGTAACAGTAACAAAGTCTTGATAGGAGGTGTATCATGCTGACAGGTAAGACGACAACAGGTTTTGAATTCACCATAGAAGACAGCGCCCTCGATAACTGGGAACTGCTCGAAGTGCTCTCGGACATCGATGACGGCAAGACACAGAAAATGGGCGCGGCTGTGAAGCTGCTCCTGGGCACGGAACAGGCTAACGCCCTCAAAGAGCACTGCCGCAACGATGAGGGTATAGTGCCCGCATCGGCTATGATAGCGGAGATCAGTGAGATCTTCGCAGAGCTCCGCGAGAATAAAGACGTAAAAAACTGATCGTCCTCAGCCGCATGATAGCCACCGATGAAGATGCGCTTATCTGCGACCTGGCGGAAACGTATCACATATATGATTACAGATCGCTGTCACCACGTATGGCAGCGATCTTTTCATGTGGGCTGAGGGATGATGCGAGGATAAAACTCGCGCTGGCAGGTGTCAGATATCCACTAGATACACTGCTTAATGTGCTGACCTATGACGCTGTGAGCTGGCTCAGGTGGTCGCAGAGTAAAGCGGCACATGACGGCGGAGAACCGCCGGAAAGACTATATGATGCGCTGCTCGGGCTTGTCAGAGATACGAAGGATAACGATGTTTTGACCTTCGATAGCCCCGAAGCCTTTGAAGCAGCAAGAGAAATGATACTGAAAGGAGGGGCATAAATGGCAGATGGAACTACACTGGCGAAAGCTTATGTGCAGATACTTCCCAGTATGGACGGATTCCAGAACAAGCTTGAAAAAGAGATGGGCGGAAGCGGCTCGGCGGCAGGTAAAAGCTCAGGTGCATCCTTCGGCGGTGCTTTCTCTGCGGCGGCAAGTGCAGCGGCTAAGACAGGCATCGCGGCTGTGACAGCTGCGGGTGCAGGTGTTGTGGCGCTGACCAAGTCGGCTGTATCGGCTTATGGTGAGTATGAACAGCTGGTTGGTGGTGTAAATAAACTGTTCGGCGATGCAAGCAAACAGCTTATGGGCTACGCAGAAGAAGCATACAAGACTTCTGGACTTTCTGCGAATGAGTACATGGAGCAGGCTACTTCCTTCTCTGCGGCTCTTATAAATTCGCTGGGCGGAGATACCAAGAAGGCGGCTGAAATAACAGACGTTGCTATGAGAGCGATGTCCGATAATGTCAACACCTTCGGAACCGATATGGCAGCTGTGCAGAACGCTTTTCAGGGCTTCTCGAAGCAGAATTATACCATGCTCGACAACTTGAAGCTTGGCTACGGCGGTACAAAGTCTGAAATGGAAAGACTTATAGCTGATGCGAATGAGTATGCCGCAAGCATAGGTCAGGCGAGCGACCTTTCAATCGACAGCTTCGCCGATATCGTTCAGGCGATAGAACTTGTTCAGAAGAAGCAGAACATAGCCGGCACTACAGCGAAGGAAGCTGCAAGCACTCTGCAAGGCTCATTTGAAATGACCAAATCCGCATGGACGAACCTTGTAGCAGGCCTTGCAAATCCCGATGCGGACATGGGCAAGCTGGTGACCAACTTCGTTGAGAGTGCTCAGGCGGCGCTCAGCAATCTCCTGCCCGTCATCAAGACAGGCTTGCAGGGTGTGGGCAAGATGGCAGCAGAACTCCTGCCCGAGATCTTCAAGATGATCCCCGACCTTCTGGACGATATTCTGCCCGGGCTCCTTGATACGATAGACACTGTCGTTACTGAGGTATTCCCGGTGCTGATAGATGTTATCGTGAAAAATCTGCCGATGATAATCACAACGGTAGCAAAGGCAGGAAAGACGATCGTCAAGAGCCTGTTTACAGCGATAGATAAGGAACTCTCCGGTAATGCGATATATGACACACTCAAAAACGGACTGTCTAAGCTACTGCCTGTCTTTGAGGAAGTCGGCGGTAGTCTGATGGAGAGTGGTAAGAAGATATTCGGATCAATAACTGACCTTGCTGGAAAAATAGACTTCGATGCTATTTTCAGCGCTATAGCCAGAGCCGCAGAAACCGTCGCGCCCGTGTTAAAAGATGCAGGCGAGGCTATTGCATGGCTGTTCGATAATGCGATCTCTCCGCTGATAGAGTGGGCGGCGAACAATGTCATACCTGTGGCAATAGATGCGCTGTCAGCCGCATTCAGAATACTCAAAAAAGCGATAGAAGGTATTAAGCCTATCATATCGGCTATATGGGACAACTTTCTGAAACCCCTTGCTGAATGGACAGGTGAAGCGGTGACCATAGCACTTGGAGCCGTTAAAGATGCTCTTACCTCTATAGCAGACGGCTTTGAGGTACTGGACTGGGAAGGCTGGTATGAGGACTTTGACAACTTCGCAGAGAATTGGAAAACAGGTGCGGCAGATATAGGACAGGCACTCCTGGACAACGCTGGCAATATTGAGGAATTCTTCAATGCAAGCGAGTTCGGCGCAGGCTGGAACGAGTTTTGGCAGGGAGTAGGCGGTGCTGTATCTGATGCTGTTGACTGGATAGTTGAGCGCTTTGACAACTGGAAAACCGGCGCGGCAAGCATCGGCGAAAGCCTCGAAGGTTTTGGTGCAACGATATTTGATGTAGTTGACGGCATCAAAGCTGACTGGGAAACGTGCAAAGAAGCGCTTGAAGGTTTTGGCGAAAAGGTATATGACTTTGTAGACGGTTGGAAGGGCTACTGGGAGGATATCGGCGCGAAAGTCGCTGATGTTATCGGCACAATAAAAGACAAGTGGGATAGCTTCAGTGATAAATGGCTTGCAGGTGTTAAGGTCCTGAAGACCAACATCACAAACGTAGGCACATGGTTCTCCGATCTCGGCGATAAGATAGCCGGCCTCGCTACAAAGGCGTGGGAGTGGGGCAAAGACCTCGTTACCTCATTCGTAAACGGCATCAAGGAAAACTTCTGGGACCTGGAAAGCGCTCTGGAAGATTTCGGCGGAATGATATACGACTATATCCACTTCTCTGAGCCCGACAAGGGTCCTCTTTCCAACTTTGAGACCTACGCACCTGATATGGTGCAGGGCTTTGCAAAGGGCATACACGATAACAGTCACTACATCGAGGACGAAATGCGAGGGCTTACAACTATGATGGACAGAGGTTTCAACATTCCTGCATACACCCCGTACAGCGCAACGCAGAGTACTTCTGCGGCGGTTTCTGCACAGGGTGGTACAATTACTCTCCGCATGGTAGACAACGCCAACAGGCTCATCGCAGAGGGCACAGCGGGCTTTATAGACGTGATAAATGGAAATTCAGTGGCATTAAGTGAAAGGGGGCTGGCAAGTGTATAACAGCAAGACACTCGGCAGACACGGCATAAAATTCGGGGGACGTGACAGCAGGCGCGATATGGAGCTGATACTGACCGATGCAGATATCGGCAGCGTACAGCTCAAGACCGTTGATGTAAGCATACCGTACAACAACCGCCCACTTAGCTTTGACTTCTCGCAGATATGCGGCGAACCGATATATCAGCCGCGCAAACTGCGGTTTGAATTCGCTATGACTGCACCTAACGCAAGGATGTGGCAGGACAAATACCACAACGTATGCGAATGGCTGATGCGTCAGCCGCGGAGTGATCTGTATTTCGATGTAATACGCGACTATCACTTCACGGCAAGGTGCGACAGCGTCAGCATAGGGCAGATGTACAACGATCACACAGGAAGATTCACCGCGACATTCACCGCCAATCCGCTGATGATCTCGGAGGACTATGCTGATACTCCGTGGGACCTGTTCAACTTCTCGGATGACTGTATGAACAAGGGATCAATAGTCGCAACTCATGGCCAAGAAATACAGTTCTACAGCTATGCAGACAGAGATATCATACCACGCTTATCAGTGAGATCACTGAACGGTCATGGCGGAGTGATCGGGTATATCGTGCTCAACGGTGAACGTATATCTTCGATAGAGCGTATCGATGAGCGTTGGTTCCAGAAAGATGACTTCATTGTTCACCCTGGCAACAACACTCTGCTCATCCGTGGAGTGTTCACACAGCTTGCAGTAGATCTCACGGAGGAGGTATTGTAATGTACAACGTATATGCAGACAATACAATGATAAATGATCCTTCCGCATCAAGTGACAATGCTCTGACGGGTACGATAACTAAGGCTGTCAACGGCATAGATAGCTTTTCATTCCGCATTTATAGCAATAATGCGGGGTGGAATAAGCTGGAATGCCTGAAAACTCACATACACGTGGCTGACGTCATAACAGGCGACAGCGACACATTCCACGGCAGGATATTAACGATATCACCAACGATGGAGTCAAGCGGACTGATATACAAGGACGTCCAGTGCGAGGGAGAACTCTCATACTTGCAGGACAGCACACAGCGGTATCACTATCAGTTTAGGACCCCGCTTAGTTATATCCTCGACAAAATGCTTGATGACCATAACGATCAGGTGGATGACGGCAAAAAGATTTATCTCGGACAGGTGATATCGGCAAGCAACTCCGTCACATACGAGTGGGGCTACGGCAAGACATGGGAAACCCTGCATGACTTGCTTGCCCAGGACGGCGTGGGCGGCGAAATCAGGCTGAGATATGAGAACGGTAACAGGTATCTGGACTATACCTCTGAAACGTTCTCGGGTGGCTCTGATACGGTCATAGAAGCGGGTGTGAACCTGGTATCTTTGACGCAGACCATTGACCCTACGGCTATGATAACTGACCTCTACGCATACGGCGCAAAGACAGGCAATACCGAGCAGCGTATAGCACTGCCGAACGTGATATACGATGAAGACCGCAGAACGCTTGCAGGCGGCATTGTGGCAGGTACAGTGATCTTCGATGACATCACGGATGTTGCAACCCTTGAAACCGCGGCACAGGCATACTTCGACGCTATGAGACCTATTCGTAAACAGTACAAGATAACTGCCGCAGATCTCTCACTGATAGACCAGGACTTTGAGGAGTTCAAGCTGGGCTACCAGTACAAGTCGAGGAATCCGCTAATAGGTGTTGACGAAGTCGTGCGGCTCATTGGCACACAGATCAAGATAGAGGACAGGATGAAGAACACACTGACCTTCGGTGACAAGTTCGACACTCTGACTACTATGACAAGCAAGAAGTCCAAAGAAATCAAGATGCAGTTCGAGAAACAGCCCGAACTGATTCAGGCTGTAGTCGAGCATCAGAGCGAGATAATACGCGGCGTAGAGGGCGGTTATCGCTACGACGTGGTAGATAACGACGGAAAGCCTGTCGAAACCATCTATATGAACAGCCCCGATGTGGATACAGCTACACAGGCACTCCGCTTGAACCAAAACGGCTTAGGCTTTTGGAAAAAGTCCACAGGCGGCGGAAATCCGCTGACAGGTAACTACGACTACGCTTGGACGATAGACGGCTTACTGAACACGGCGTACATCACAGCGCAGACCATTACAGGCTTGAAGTTCAATAACGGTAATGGGACGTTTCAAGTGAATGAGAACGGCAGTGTCACGGCAAAGGCTATCAACATCAGGGGCGGAAGTATCGACGTTAATACCGCAAGCCAGACAACAGATGTCATCAGGCTCAACCACAACGAGTGGACGATGGAGATATCACCATTACAAGTTAAGGTTACTAACTCTACTATAGGTGGATACATTATTATTCAAGCTGGTGCGATAACGGGTTTCTGGAACGACCAGTTAAAATTCAGTTTGAATTCAAACACAGGTACACTGTCACTTTTTGGGCTAAATGGTGTTATGGCATTTCAGCTATTTTCTAACAATAACACGATGGTATGCAATGATAGCAGTGGGAACCAAACAATCGCATTTGACGGCAATACAGGACATATCTATTGTTCAAAAGTCCATGAACGCAACCCATAAAAGGAGGTACATCATATGTCAACAGAAGTAAACACAGGGTACGATTTATCAGAGTACAAAGAAGCAATAGCCACCGCATACGAGGGCAGAGCGGTGCGTGATGCAATAGTGGCTATGGTACAGGCGGTGGAAGATGCGCTGAACTCAATGAATACCACGCTTACACAGACCAGCGAGAAAGCCACACAGATCGAGCGTTCTATCTGGGATGCAGGCGGAATATCAGAACACGTTGATAATCTCGAAGAGCGCGTGACCGCACTCGAAGGAGGTAGCAACCCATGAGGATGACACTTGACCATGAGTACTGTCTGCGCTCCGACACCCGCGTTCTCGGTGTGGCGGGCGAAGTCAACGGCAGGACGATGACCTTTCACGGCTTTGAGGTCACGGGCGCGACCAGCTACAAGGTGCTGTTCGGGCTCCCTGACAAGACCTCGTTCGAGGGCACTATCACCGACGGCAAGTACACTATACCAGCAACACCCGCGCTACGTGCAGGCAGGGTGCTGGTGCAGGTAGTAGCGGCAAACGGTACATCGATGATACGCAAGAGCCAGCCGTATGTGATGTTCGTGGTGGACAGTATCGACTATGAACCGCATGAGAGCACGTCACCTGCTACAGGCGAGCAGACTTTTGACCTTGACGGCACGACAGCTAGTACCACTGGTACAGCAAGCAATCCTTAGGAGGTATACTATGGCAGAACTTATATATTACGACACTGATGTACACGCAACAGCGAACTTGTATGATATCTTGAAGGCTATCCCAGACTTCTGGGATTCATACGATGATGAAACGTCTGCACTGACTAAGGGCGGCATAACGCTCACACTCGGAGAAACAAAATCAATATCGGGGTATGGAAAAAGCTGCTCGATTTCTCTTGGTAGCAATTGCAGCTTTATCGCAGCGACGGAAAAAGGCATACTGATAGGCACTACAGGTGGCTCAAGTGCTAACGCCTTTGCAATTGGATGTAACAAAGACGGAAGTTGGGCAGGAACAAATGGAATTGTTTCTGGTAACTATCGTGTGGATAACGTCGTAGCCGAGGGTGTTAGAACCACCACATACAACGCTGGAGCTCTTACCGCCTCGCATCTTATGACTCAGATCGTTGACCTTATGGCAGTGGACGGCAACTATATCTTTGAAGATATACGTAGAGTGCTGTATGCCCCTGCCACAAGCTACTACGGCAAGCTCACTATGCCCAACGGCGAAAAGTACGTTAAGTGCGGTGCTTATGCGCTGAGATACACAGAATAAGAGGTGATAACATGAAAACAACGATCTGTACAACTCTCGGCATGATCGGCAGCCTTATCGCAGGGGCTTTCGGTGGCTGGGACGGAGCATTTATCACACTGCTCATCTTCATGGCAGTGGACTACATATCTGGACTTGCTGTTGCGCTGGTCTTTAAGAAGTCGCCGAAGACCAAGAGCGGCGGCGGGTCGAGCCGTGTAGGCTGGAAAGGTCTTTGCCGCAAGGGTATGACACTGCTCATCGTGCTTGTGGCGTACCGCCTCGACTTAGTGCTTAACACAAGCTACATCCGTGATACTGTGATAATAGGCTTCATAGCCAACGAGACTATCAGCATCACTGAGAACGCGGGCCTGATGGGCGTACCTCTGCCGAAGATCATTACGAAAGCTATAGACATACTTAATGACAAGTCAGAAACGAAAGCAGAATAGGAGGAATCGTATATGACATTCGACGAGTATTTCAAGAACCGCACAGGTAAGGGCATCGACTACGACGGTAACTACGGCGTGCAGTGTTTTGACCTGGCAAACGATTACTCGGTCAAGGTAGTCGGCGGTAAGCAGTTCGTGGGCATGGGAGCGTATGAAATCTATACGAACTTCGCGAACCAGCCTGGCAAGGAGCTGTATGAGCGTATCCCCAACACTCCTGAATTCGTTCCTAAGAAAGGCGACATTATGGTTTGGGGCCAGGGACTGTCTAAGTGGGGACACGTCGCTATATGCACAGGCAAGGGCGATACCACATGGTTTGAATCCTACGACCAGAACTGGACAGGCAGAAACGACCCTGTGGCACTCATTCGCCACAACTACAGCCATGTTCTCGGTGTGCTCCGCCCTCGTCCGAAGACCACAAGCGTGAAGCCGAAGCCCGCAAAAGCCCCCGCCACAGTATCGCCCGAACAGAAAATAGGCGACCTCAACGGCGATGGCAAAGTGAATATCGCTGATGTGTCTCTGCTGGCGGCACATGTTAAGGGCGAGAAGCCTATCAAGTAACCTTATGCCACCTTAGTAACCTTAGAAACGTAAAGTAAAGCCCCATGCTTACCGTCAGATGATGGTTGAGCGTGGGGCTTTGTTGTTTTGTACAAACGTATCCACAAAAGTTTGTGTATTATTTCGCATATCAGCTATTGACTTTTGTATCCACCTATGTTATAATATAGATACAGTAAAGGACAGGGGGTGATAAAGTTGCAGGACTTAATCAAAAAATTAGACCAGCTTGAACGACTTCTGGTCAAAGTCGATAAACTGGTCTACAGACTGATACAGATAGCCGGTACCATCGGCATTCTGATATTAGCGATCCGCTCATGGTTCACATAGCGGAGAGGGGGCGAAAAGCTCCCTCTACCGCTAAGTATAGCATAAATACGAAAGGGTGTCAAGTATTATGAAAAAGATTTTAAGAGTTACGGGCTTGGCTGTCTTGGGTATAGTGGAAATTGCAGTGCTTATCTCAGCGGTCGTATATGTTATAAGGCTTGTGTTCTCAGGCTGAAAGGTGGTGATATAGACGGAGAACGGCAAGAAGAAAATGGGCAGACCTACCGATAACCCAAAACAGCTTAGTACCAGAATAAGGTTGTCTGATACCGATGTTCGGCGTTTAGAATTTTGCTCGCAGAAAACAGGCAAGACAAAATCTGAGATAATCAGAATGGGTATTGAAAAGGTCTACGAAGAATTGTCAAAATAAAAGACAGTAACGCCAATCCGTGGAAAGAGAAAACGTTACTGTCAGTCAACAACACCCGAAGGTATTGCTTTGTTATTATAGCATATCCTTTCGGGAAAGTCAAGAAAGGATTTTAAACTATGGAAAACATTATCACAAAGACAAATGAACAGTTCGGCAGTATCAGGACTATCGAGGGCAAGCCACAGCTGTGGTGCGGCTCTGATGTGGCTAAGGCTCTGGGGTATAGCAACACAAGAGACGCTCTTGCAAGGCATTGTAAAGGTGTCGTGAAACACGACACCCTCACTTCAAAAGGCACACAGAAGTTGTCCTTTATCCCCGAAGCCGATGTCTACCGCCTTATCTGCCACAGCAAGCTCCCAAAGGCGCAGGAGTTTGAAAAGTGGGTGTTCGAGGACGTTGTTCCCGATGCCGTTCACGAGTGCGAACAGCTCGCCTTCGACAACTACGAGTATTTCGACAAGACTTTCAACGGTCAGCCCGTACTCACTGCAATAGACATTACAAAGCTGGTGGGTATTAGCAAGAGCGGCGTTGAATGGTATCTCAGACAGGACGAGTTCTTACACGGTACGGACTATTACAGGCTCGAAGGGCGCACGCTCATGCAGTTCAAGGTCGAAAATCCGAAGTACCACAGAACCGTGTCTTGCGTGAATGTCATCACCAAAAGCGGTTTTGACAAGCTGGTGAAGATGTTCGGGGCGAAAGTCGATACTCCCAAGCTGTTCATTGAGAAAAAACCTAAGCCGATACAGCCGCCCGCTCCCGAAGAGCCGCAGTATACACCGTCAGACTCGATGGTCAGCCTGCTGGGCTACATCGACAGAGAGATGATATTGATAGCAGAGTACCGCCGCAGACTGCTCAGCCCTTGTTCGCTCAGAGATGCTGAGGTCTATAAGAAAGAACTTGCAAATGCACTCCGCGACCTGAAATGGTTTCGCGTTGATACGGAAACGATAAGAATAGGATAA